CTCATCAATTTATCAAAGCCAAGATAAGCGGCAGCACCACCAGCAGCGGTCAGCGCAAGCAACCACGGATTTGTAACAGCAATCATGCGAAGCGCCGAAGCAAATGCCACCACGCCTTTTACGGCAGTCACGCCAAATGCCACGGCAATCGCAACACCTAAAGCTTGGAAAGCGCGAGTCATAGCTTCAACTCGGCTTTCCGATGGAATCTTGCTTATAAGATCGGTCACTGGTTTTATTGCCATTAATGCCGCTAATTGCATATCGCCAAATAACAACTCAAGTTTTCCGACCGCATCCGCAGCCGCTCGAATTGCTTTTGCTTGTTTGTCGTATGCGCCAGCAGCATCATCAACATTTTCAGCCATTGCCTGAAAATTGACATTCTTTGCAGCCTTGCCAAACAATTCAAAGGCCAACGAATTTCGCCGCACTTGATCATCAATTTTTGACAATCCACGTAGCGTTTTATTTTGCAATTCGTCTTGGCTTAATCTAGCAATATCTCGAATGGATACGCCAACCGCAGCAAATGAATCCCGCAAGTTATCGCTGCCCTGCGCAGCGCCATCAATTGCTTTTGTAAATGACGAATAAAATTGACCAAGCTTTGCGACATCGCCGCCGCTGGTAACAAGAGCGTATTTAAGCTCTAGCACCTTGCCAATGGTTGTGTCATTAGCATCGGCAAGATCAACAACTTCATCGGCAGCATGAACGGCGGCAGCGGCAAACGCAATAAATGCAGCACTCGCAGCAGCAAACGCCGTTTTCATACCATCAACGGTTTGCTGCATTTCTTTTAGATTCTTTTTAAACTCTTTGCTTTTTTGCTGCGCAGCGTCAACACCCTTGACAAACTCTTTTGTGTCAAGACCGAGTACCGCACCAAGCCGCGCAATTATGCTCATTTGGAATCTTTCGAATTTCTGCTTTTATAGCGTTGGATTTTCTTTGCCAATTCTTCTGCTAACGTCTGCAAGATCGTTGATTGGTTTGCTTCCAGCGCCGGGCGAATAAATGGTTTTCCTGCTTTTTTCGCTGTGCCAAATTCTTCACCAAGCGACACCTGCGATTGCTTGACCGATATTATGGCAATTGCTGCATCGCCGTGATAAATATATTTTGATTTCTTATCGCGGTCGTTTGGCCTTCGCGCTTCGACCATAATGCTGTTGCGCATCGTTCCAGTGTTTGCCCTTGCTAATCCTTTGGCATAGGGCGCTGTAATCTTCATGGCGTTGCGTAATGCCGGAATCAATACCTTTTTGTTCACATCCGTATAGCCGAATTCTTTACCCATCTCTGTCAAGACGGCATCAAAATCTTGGAAGCCATACGTTTCAAGTGACATCTTTTGCTTTCAAAAAATTATTGGCTTCCGGTTTCATCGACATAAACTCAAGCAATCGTTGGCTTGCAAGCTGCCGCTTTTCCTCATCCGACAATGGCTTGTAAATGTAGTCATGCATGATGCCGAGTATGCCATGCAATGTATAGCCCGGCGCATTTTGTGACCGCATATAATTAAACACCGCAGTCGTTACATATCCCAATGTATTAACGACCGCTTTGTTTCCGATCAAGCCATCATTCAACGCAACCATTACCAGTTCGAAATCTTCTTCTGTCATTACGTCTGGATTCGCACCGTGAGCCAGCATATATGCGCGAGTCTGTAAACGCAATGACCCAATTAGTTTTTTCGCGTTTCCTCATATCCTGGTGAAATCACTTCCGATATTTTCTTCATCATTTCGATTTGCACCGAAAACGGAAATTCTGCTTCGACATCCGCATACGAAATTTGCGACATATCAAAACCTTCGTCCGCAGGCACCAGCAAGCGAATCATTTGCACAATTCGTTCTTCGGTCTTTGCCGACATTATTGCTAGTTCTTTTATTGATTTGCCATTGACCGTTACATCATCTTCAAGATGTTCAATGGTTGCGTCTGGATCATTGCCAAAAGATTTTTTTAAATCCTCAAACTTGGCTTGCCATTCAACATCGTCAACGGCCTTTGTAATAGTTTCCATTTCGGATGCAAGCGGAACGCGCACCCGAAGCTTTTGCCCTGCCATTGTGAATTCGCGGATTCGGATGTTGTCCGAATTGATTTTTAGAGATTGTGAAAGTTTCATGTTTTATGCTTTCTTGATAATGCCGTTGTATATTTCATTGTTCAAATCATTGACGTATTGAACAATCTCGGATGGTGACATCTTATCGGCATGGTTGGCGGCAATTGAATGCACCAACGCAATGCCGGTAAGCTTTTGCTGCGGAAAGCCGAACCAACTTTTCGGGGCGATCAACGATTGCTCAAGCAAATATCCGAGCAAGTCGTTGTTGTTGTTGATTTGTGTTGTCATATTTTCTCATGTAAAAAAGCCCCCGAAGGGGCGTAAATTAATTATTAGACCAGCCGTATTGCCCACCGCGAGGATGCACGGTAAAAATGCACTTTGCTTCAGCGCCGGGTTGTGCGTCGATCTGGAATTGCGACACGCGACCATTGAAAGCATAAGCAATGGTGTTGGTGCCTTCTACTGCCGCCACCACGAATGTGCGATCCACGGTGCCATCGTATGCGTCTGCCCGGATTTGCAGCAGTGCCGCATCGCTTGGATTCCAAGCCGCCGTGATTGACAATGAAGTCGGCGCAGACTGTGTTGGGATTTTGTCGGATTGACGCGCCCCAGCAACAGAGAAATTTGCGACCGCATCATCCTGCCCGAAAGCTGGAATCGCTTCGACCGGAACCAGCACGCCGTTTGCGCCAGTGCCGTTTGCCGATGTGCCGACAATCGTTGCAACTTGCGCAGTCCATACCGACAAGTTTGCGGTGGTCAATGGCGTTGGCGTTGCCGCCGATTGCATAAAAAGCGATGCACTAAAGCCCGGCAAAACTTTGTTAGGTATAGACATGGCAAGTTCCTAATTAAGCGTTGTTAGACCAGCCGTATTGACCGCCGCGAGGATGTACCGTAAAGATACATTTTGCCTCGGCACCCGGTTGGGCATCAATCTGGAATTGGCTTACTCTGCCATTGAAAGCATAGTAAACAACATTAGAACCTTCAAACGCAGCAATCACGAATGTGCGATCAACCACACCGCTGTAAGCATCGCCGCGCATTAGCAACAGGTTAGTGTCGCTTGGATTCCATGCGGCAGTAATTGACAACGATGTCGGTGCGGATTGCGTTGGGATTTTGTCCGATTGCCTTGCACCTGCAACCGAAAAGTTTGCCACTGCGTCATCTTGACCGAATGCCGGAATAGCTTCCACTGGCAATAGGTTGCCCGATACTGCAATGGGCGAAACACTAGCAACCAGCGACAATTGAGCAACGGTCAAGGGTGTTGGCGTTGCAGTTGGTTGGCAATACAACGCTGCCGAAAAGCCGGGCAATACTTTATTTGGAAGTGCCATTTTTATTCCTCAAAAAAAGTTAAAGATTGTTTTATGTCGGAATATCCATTGTGCAATCTAGGTAGATCGAATGTAAACCGATGTCATTATCGAATGTGTTGTACAACCAATCAATATCGATCTTGCTTACATAAAACCCACTAACACCACCGAATTGCCCACTATATCCATGCAACGCCTGTATTATCGTATTTGCTATGCTAAACGCATCTTGCAAAGTTCCTGCATAAATGTTGGTTTGGAATACTGGTCGATCAATACCTTTTACCGATTGCGTTGTGCCGGTATAAACTGGTTGATGTACGTTGCGCAGATTCCAAGTTATAAATTTCTGTTGTGCTGCAAAGTTCCTGTTAAATGATCCATACACCGGCACTGGCGAAGCGGTTGCGGTCAACTGCGCTTGTATCGCTACCGCATAAGTGCTTGGGTTGTTTTGCCCCGCCATTGTTATACCTGTGTCGATGGATCATTGTGGTAACACAAAAACGTCACTTTCATTCGATCATTTGATTCAATGGCACTATCAATTCGCCAATCCAAACCACGCCACACAATCGAATAAATATTTTGATTGTCGTACATATCGCGAGTAAATGGCGTGAAATTAAACACGAAGTTAATCACGCCTGCATACACTCGATACTTGTCCGTTATCCTTACATCGTTTCTTACTTCTTTTATTTCCGGCTTGCTTTGAAACTTTAGCGTTTTCGTTGTTACCGTATCGCCGTATGCCGATGTCGAAAACGACAACGTATATACCTGCGCCTCTTCGTATCGTGCAATCGCCATTACATTACCAGTGGCTTGTAAGGCCGCAGCAGCGTATCAACCCCAAGCGGAATTTGCGCTGTTTGCCCAACGGTTGCGCCAACCGCCGAACGATTATTGTACAAATGCGTAAACCATAACAACCCGGCTTGCTTGACAATTGGATATGTCGCAAACGGCGATGCTGTTAGCGTATAAGTAACAATAACCGGCGATGTCATTTGCGGATTAATACTCGTCGGCAAATCGCTGCAAATCACTTTGCGACCGGTCGGGTCATAGTAATAGTCCGATGGCGAAACCGTTGTCAGTACCGTTGGCGTTGCATCGTTGTAATATTGCACACTATTAATGGTCACGCCACCTTGCGATGTTTCAGGCAAATCCAGCGACAGTGGCGAACCGTACAAAGCCGATACACCATAATACGATTTGTACTGCACCGATACGATTGGCGCACCCAAGTAATCCTCAATCGCCATGCGGATCGCGAGTTCAAGCGATGTCAGATATGTATCC